CAACAGCTATTGCACCCCTTGATACCTCTGGTTGCACCCCTTGATGTTCCAGATTGCACCCCTTAACCTCGTTTTTTAGGGGTGCAATATTTGCACCCCTTGAGAAATATTCAAGGTCAATACGATATTCTCGCGTGCCATATCTACCACCACGCGACTCGCTGACCAAAACTAAGAATCCAGCCGCTTCCATCTTGCGTAATTGGTACTGGATACTCCGCTCAGATTGCCTTGTTTTAAGCGCAAGGCCAGCCACGGAAGGGAATACTCTACAACCAGTATCATCCGCATGATCAGCCAGCGCCAATGCCAGCAACATCTCACCGCCGCCAACAGGGTACTTTTTAAACACCATCGCCATCACTTCGACACTCATTTTCTCACCTTTATCAAACTAAGCTTTTCGCTCATCCTCAACCACTGATTAACCATTAAAAAATTCTTCGCAGGCGGCAACTTCCTACCTATCGTTTTGCCGCCTTCTTCCGCATAAATAAGCTTTACCTGATCGCTTCCAAACTGCTTCTTGAATTCATCCACAATTGCAGCCGTATTGGGGAAAGCAGAGCGATTATCCGCCCGCGCAATTTCCGATTTTTTTTTCTTACATGTCGACATAGTCATCACTAGAATTATCATTTTTACGCGGAAAGTTTCCGGCGCGCTGGGCGCGTTTCTGCTCACGCATTGAGTGGGATGGAATGGGTGCATGCGCGCGGTTCTCAAAGCGAGTAAGCGAATTCAGGAAGGTGACATGCACTGTGCCGGTGGGGCCATTGCGCTGTTTGCCGATGATGATTTCAGCGATCCCCTTGTCAGGGGTATCCTCGTTATAAACCTCATCCCGATAGATAAATGCAATCAGGTCGGCATCCTGCTCAATTGCACCTGAGTCGCGCAGATCAGACATGATCGGGCGTTTGTTGGGGCGCTGCTCCAGGCCGCGATTAAGTTGCGACAACGCAATCACCGGCACATGCAGCTCTTTGGCCAACGCCTTTAGGCCACGCGATATTTCCTCAACTTCCTGAGCACGGTTATCACGACGCTCGGATGACTGCATCAGCTGGATATAATCGATCACAATCAAGTGCAGGCCGCCCACCTCGCGGTGCAGCCTGCGCGACATAGCACGCACCTCATTAATCGTGAGCGCGCCTGTCTCGTTGAGATACAAGCCCACCTCGCGCAGCCGTTCAGCCGCATCGTGCAGCTTGCCGAATTCAGCCTCATTTAGCTGCCCAACTTTCGCGCGATGTTGATTCAGCCGAGATACTGACGACAGCAGCCTGTACATCAACTGGCCATTCGTCATTTCCATGCTGAAAAATGCCACGTTACCGGTTTCGGTCATGGCAACATATTCGGCAATGTTCAGGGCGATAGATGTTTTACCCATCGAAGGCCGACCCGCAACAATCACCAGATCACCAGGATGCAATCCGGTGGTCATATTATCCAGATCACTAAACCCGGTTGCTAGACCAGTCACCTCTGATTTATTTTTTCGATTGCCCAATTCATGAATATGCTCAAGCGCACCATCAATCAAATCAGCTGCGCGGGTAAATTCTGCATCTTTACGGGTAACTGACTCAGATACCGCAGAAACTTTCGTCTGTGCAAAATCGAGTAATTCACGCGGAGAGCGACCAGAACGGTTATGCACTGCTTCAGAAATTTCAAGTGAAGCATCCTTCAGCTTGCGCAAAATAGCGCGCTCACGCACGATCTCGGCATAGCGTTTGATGTTAGCTGAGGACGGGGTGTTTTGAACCAGGTCGCCGAGATATTTCAAGCCACCCATTTGCTCAAGCAATTTATGCGAATCAAGAAATTCCGCGACGGTAAGCGTATCTACTGCCTTGCCAGAGTCAAATAATTTGGAAATTGCGCGGAAAATGGAGCGGTGGTCGCGGGAAGAGAAATCAGGCTCAAATACAACGCCCGTAATGCGATCATACGACTGTGGATCAAGCAACAATCCGCCTAAAACCGATTGCTCGGCCTCGACTGAATGCAGGCTTTCCTGATCGCTCATAAAAGCCCTTGAATAAAGACAACCATCCGGCCAATGCTTACGCTATGGCTGCGCAAACCTCGCGCTGGTTGTTGCGGTATCCAACTTAAGGAGGAGGAATTTTTCATGAAACAGCTTTCATCAAGCTGCGAGAGCGCATCACATCCAGCTGCTTCATCGCCTTATTCATCACCTCTGCCGCGCCGGTTATGGCCTCTACCAGCTTCACCTCTTCATCGGCTGGCGATACTCTTGCAGGGCGGGCATGACTGGTTTCATCGCAAGCAAATAAGAGAGGTTCATAACCTTCACAAAACTTCATTGCTGCGATAATCTGCCCGAAGGTTAAGCGCTCGTCTTTTTCTGGGTTAAGGCATGCACGCAGCCTGGCATAGGCGGAATCCAGCTTCATGTGCGGAAATAAAAAACTGGCCAGCTCCTTGGAAGATTTTTGGCTGTTGCTGATCATCAGATTCAGCGCTTCAAACTCATCGTCAAACCACAGCTTTGTTTGCATCTTTTCCCCCCGTCCCCTAGCGCTTCCTAATAATTAGGGGACGCTAGGGGTGCTAAAAAAAATTAAAAAAATATAATGCCTACCTAATCACGCGGCCTCTTATTGCCGGAGTTGAATGTGTTTATCGGGGATGGCGAAGAGATCTGGGCGCAGGAGCTTCAAAGTTTGAAGCCGTGCTTTTGGTATTCCAGCGGTGCGCCATTCGGAAACAGAAGAGGGTTTTATTTCAAACAACGCCGCTACAGCCGAGGTTCCACCCAATTCATCAATTATTTTGGAGATATTCATGTTTAGCATTTTAGGCATACCTAAATACGATTGTCAAGGCATACCTAAGTTATTTAATGCTAGGCTTGCCTACATGGAAACTTGGAATGAACGTTTAAAATCTGCACGTAAAAATTACGGATGCACTGCAACTGAACTTGCGAAAGAGATCGGTGTAAGCAATGCGACTGTATCTGACTGGGAAAATGGTGTTATAAAAAAAATGGAAACTGAAAATCTTTTAAAAATCTGTGAATTTTTAAAAGTATCACAGATGTGGCTTCAGTTTGGTCGAGGTGATAAATTTCATAGTGAATTAACTGAAGATGATAGACGTGCTCTTGAAATTAATCGCATGCTTGGCAGCAAGGAGAAGCGCGCATGGTACCGCGCAGGGAATTCACTTGCTGAACCCGACGAAGGTACAAATGGAAAATAATGTAATTCAGTTACAAATCCAATTAAAACTTAATTTTTAAAGATACAACTAAAAATCTTTAAATATTTTTGTACTATCACTATTTAGTTTAACGCCGAGATTTTCATTCAATGCATTGAATTCAAATTCAATTTGTTTATAGCCATCCTCAGATGGCCTATCCCACCCACAACCACCGACTGGATTAAGCAAATCGAATTGTAGACGCGCTTTCCCGTCTTTGGCTGCAAATTTTATACTGTAATTGTAGTTGCAAGTTTCTGCGCTAAGTGATGAAAATTTCCATCCAATTATCCCGGTCCCAATCAATATACCAGCCTGTTCATCGGCCACTTTTATAACCTTAGTACTATCACTATAAGTGAGTGCCATAAAGTTATTTGCTGCCATCCATAGCTCTTTCTGAGTCTTCCCAGGCACAGCATAATTGTAAGTAAACTCATGCTTATAATTTTCATCAACCTGACTTAAACCAGCGCAAGCAGAAAGCATCAACACAGTTATCAATATTATTTTTTTCATCATCAACCTTTCTTAACGTTAAATTTCTAATTATCTATTTGAAGACTACATAGATATAAGCATAGCACTCACTGCGCCTCCTATTTTACAACATTTTTTAGGTATGCCTAATATTTTACTTGACATTCATTTAGGCTTGCCTAATAATCCAAATACGCCAACTTAAAACAGGCAAATAAATGACCCACCCCGAACCCACTGCCGACGAATTCCGCGCTGCTTACAAGGCAAGCGGCTTGCGCTGGATTGGGGTGAGTTTGCAAAAGGCTTTAACAGCGCCATGCGTGCGAATTGCGCTACGCGGCACGGCGATTGCACTGCGCAAAAAACAGGGGGAGTTATGCCAACACGTTTAGAAAATGCCCACAAAATCGCACGAGCAGCCAGCTGCCTCGATTATCTTAAAAATTCACACTCTATCAGCACTACCGATAGAGCTGAGGCAAAACAACACGCCGAATATCTGCATGACATTGCCACTGAAATGGCCGGTGATCAAGCAGATGAAATCTATGCACCAGACGATAACGATTTGATCAGTGTTTCATCGGCTGCCAGGTTATGCGTATGCGCGAATACCTGATCACCGTGATATTCGGCACGCAGCGCCTTGAGCGCAGAGTGTTTGCCACCTGCTCGGTCGATGCCACCATCGTCGGCATGCTGATGTCGCCCGAAGCGCATGGCCCGCTTTCCATATTTTGCAAGCCAACCGAAAGGATCGCCGCATGTACAAGCAAAGCCGCATGAATTTCAGCAACAAACATCGGCGCCAATTGCCGCCGCCCTGGCTGATTTTGGTGATCACAGTGGCACTTATGATCTTGCTGGGCGTGGTGAAAATATGAGCTTTATTCATCATCTAAACAGAATGCGCATCCATTATCGCAACGTCATTGCAGTGTTTTTTTTTGAACTGGCACTGGTATGCACCGCCGCGATTATCGGCTTGAAATGTGCAAACTGGATTGCGCAACACTGGCGCATATTTTAAATGCGCACCCTGCTCGCCTTGCTGCTGATGCTTTATATCCAGCCAAGCGAGCCGGAGCAGATCAGGCTGCAATGGTGGCAAGTGCTTGGCGAACCTTGCACCACGAAGATCGACAGGATTGAGGGCACTTGTGGTGATCTGGAAATTAAAACGAAAGTGGAGTGGGAATAATGGAAATAACAAATTTTGATGACTACCAAAATTTAATAAATTCTGCTCAATCAAATGCAGAACTAACTGCGGTAGTTGAATTGGCGGACGAATTGTATCTCAAGGATACATTAAAAATGAATGATAACGACTGGCCAAAAATCACCAGCTTATTAAATCAACGATGGAATGATTTAAATGGATTATCTCATGCGTAAATCCTCCCACCGAAAAATGCGCGACCCGATGGCCTATATTCACACCCACATCACCCTCGCGCAAGACCAGCAGCGCGACATCGGCATCGCCTACCGCACCAGCCTGCAAGCCATGCTGCGCGGGCAAGGCACTGAGCAAACATGGAGCACCGTGGCCTGCATGCTTAATATCGCCATGATACTGGCCGAGGAAGACGTGCTGCCAACCTGCCTGGACACCATTAAACAAGCCCAACAAGCCATCGTCCGCTCACGTACCCGTGCTGAGAAATTCAACGCGTGGGCCTTCGATGGCGAAGGCATCCGCAATGTACTGGCGGTCGCGGTTGAATGGAGGGTTAAACGACATGGAATTATTTGTTGGCAAAGAATTGGACATTGTTGTGCGGAGCGGTGTAGCGCGATGCAGTAGCGTTTCTTTCAACAAAGAACGGCGTATTGATGTCACTGTTTTGCAAATTGATGAAGGGATT